TCTCTAGATGCACCCCCTGCGCCTGATGGATTCAGGTACAGATGGATAAGAGCAGAGAGCGTTGGCTTTCAAGACGTAAAAAATATAACTGGACGATTAAGAGAAGGTTATGAACTTGTACGTGCTGATGAAGTTAAAAATGCTACTGACTACCCTGTCATTGATAGTGGCAGATACAAGGGGGTAATTGGGGTTGGAGGCCTTCTACTTGCGAAGGTACCGATCGAGATCTCGAAGCAACGTCAGCAATATATGACAGATCGTCATAAAGAGCGAAGCGATGCAATAGAACAAGATCTTATGAAGGAGCAGGATAAGAGAATGCCGATCAATGTTGAAAGGCAATCTCGTGTAACCTTCGGTGGTACAAAGAAATCCTAATTTAGGAATTCGTGGGTTAATCCCTATCATCGATTTAATATAAACCTGTCTATAGAAATATAGACACAAGGAGTAACAACCTATGGCAAACACAAATACGCAAGGTTTTGGACTTATTGCGGCAGGAACGTTGGGATCAACACCAGCGACTTCCGGTCAAGGTAAGTACAAGATCGATGCGAATTACGCTACTACAATATATAGTGGTGGGCAAGTTGCTTCCTCTGCAGGATACATTGTCGAAGGACAAGGTACTGCGGACAACCCTATTTTGGGTGTACTAAATGGAATCTTTTACAATGCGGCTACAACTTTGAAGCCGACATGGTCGAACCATTATGTACAAGTAACACCGGCGAATTCAGAAGATATAGACGCTTTTGTATTCGACAACCCACAACAACAATATTGGGTAGCTACTGACGACACGGTCGCGCAAGCTGGTTTTCTAGAAACGTATGACATGAATGCTTCTGCTGGTAGTACAACTACTGGTAAGTCTTCATCTACTCTAGATATCAACGACACAAGCGCGGACGCAGCCTCATGGAGATTATTAAGATCAGCAGAAGATCCTTCAAATTCGGATATTACTGCTGCTTATGCCTCCGTAGTAGTTGTTCCAAACCTGATTGAATTACAATCATAATAATAGGAGTATATAGAACATGGCAATATCACGAGCACAGCTAGTTAAAGAACTAGAACCAGGTCTAAATGCACTATTTGGTCTGGAATACAAACGTTACGAGAATCAGTCATCTGAAATCTACGTAACTGAATCAAGTGACAGAGCTTTCGAAGAGGAAGTAATGTTATCTGGATTCGCAAACGCACAAGTAAAAGCGGAAGGGCAAGGCATATCTTATGACGAAGCTCAAGAAACTTTTACGGCACGTTACACAATGGAAACGATGGCGTTAGCCTTTGCAATCACGGAAGAAGCTATGGAGGACAACCTCTACGATAGAATTTCTTCTAGATATACAAAAGCGCTAGCAAGATCTATGGCGAACGCTAAACAAGTTAAAGCAGTTGAACCTTTAATAAATGGGCTACCTCAAACAGCTACATTTAATTCAGGTGACGGCTCAGGCTTGTTTACTACTAACCACCCTACTATTGCTGGAACGTTTTCGAACACTTTAACTACACAAGCAGACCTTAACGAAACATCGCTTGAACAAGCGTTGATCGACATCGGTAACATGACTGATGAGAGAGGTCTTAAAGTGGCAGCTAAAGCAACGAAAATGATTGTTCCTGCAAATAATCAGTTCAACGCTGACAGACTTATGAAGTCTCAGGGTAGAACTAACACAGCTGATAACGATATTAATGCTATCGTATCAATGGGAATGGTTCCTCAAGGATATAGAGTGAACAATTACCTAACTGATACTGATTCTTGGTATCTAATTACAGATGTGCCTAACGGAATGAAACATTTCGAAAGAGCACCTTTGAAAACAGCTATGGAAGGGGATTTCGATACTGGTAACGTTAGATTCAAAGCTAGAGAAAGATACGTATTTGGCGTATCAGACCCTAGAGGAATCTTTGGCGTACAAGGTGCGTAATCACTAACTTTTTAATGAGGCGGGACACAATCTCGCCTCATTTACTAAATAAAGTAAGAAATTAGACTATGAAGGACTTTAAAATTATCATTATCGCTTATGGGTATAGAACGAACTTCCATATTAAAAGTATGGATTCTCGAGAAGCTATAGAAGAGGCAATAGTTGACAAACTGGGAGAAAATAGTGTAAAGTGGGAACAATCGGGATTTTATGATAAAGCTCGAAAATGGATAACCTATGAGGAGGTTATAAATGATCCAAGACCTGTACAAACAGAAAAAGTCCTTGGAGTTGAGTTGGGAACAAGAACACCTTAAAGAAGGTAGATATAATCTCAACATGGTGGCAATAGATGAAAAAATTAAAGAAATCATCACAGCCATTAAATTAGAAGAGGCTAAAATTGCAGATAGAGAGAACGCAATTATAAACTCTGCTCCAGAAGTTTCAGTAGCTACTTAATATAAAAGCTACATTCTTGAAAATATCACTTCATTACAGGATCGCTTGCACTCTGCTAAAAATTAGAGTATAAAATTATTACTATACAATTATTAACAGAATCTAGACGCGTATAGTCGACGGCCTAGAGACTAGATTCAATTACTAGGAGGATATAATTATGGCATCAACAACGTTTAATGGACCAGTACGTTCAGAAAAGGGTTTTCAAGTAGCAACTAAAAACACTTCAACTGGTGCAGTAACAACTAGATATAGCTCACAGTTACCAGACTTAACTGGCTTATCTTTATCAGATGTAGCAACATCATCTACAATAACACTTGCAGTTGATACTATATCTTATGTAAATTACACGGGAGCAGCAGCATGCGCAGCTACATTGCCTGCAGCAGCAGCCGGTTCAGTAGTAGTTTATGTTCAAACTAAAGACACCGCTGGAGGAACAGCTACGCTTTCTTTTGATTGTGCAGGTTCAGATGTTTACAAAACTGGATCTATAATTGAGAGTAGAGGTAGCTCAGAAGTTTCTTTTGATTCTTCAGCAGCTAGCGAAACTTTATTAACGTTCACTCCTGCAGACGCAGCAACAAACCTTTTAACTACAAGCGGAAAAATTTATTTCGTATGTTATGAAAAAGGAACTTGGACAATCGCTTATGATTTGGCAAGTGCCGCAGCAGCAGTAACGGGTGCATTTGTTTTTGCATCGTAATAAATAAATTTTGTGAGCTCCTGCGGGAGCTCGCAAGAAAAGGAAAAAAATATGGCAATAGGAAATGTAAGACAAACTATAGCGCTCACAGCAGATGGCCAAATGCAAAAATATGCAAGTGGTTCAGCAGTTAATATTACAAAAGCTAGAATCATGGCAGTGCAAGCTCAAGCAACTGGAGCTGGAGGAAGTGTCAAAATTTATAATGAATCTGATAGTTCCAAAACTGCTTCTGCATTAGTATTTGAAGCTCAATGGGGAACTGCAGATAATTCTGATTTTTCTGTAACACTTCCAGGAGACGGTATTTATTGTGATACTGGAATGTACGCTGATCTAACTAACTGTGATTTTTTAGTAGTTACTGGCGCATTTACGTAAGAGGGTAGTCAATGGCGAATACTACTTCTGGTACATACGTCTTTGATAAGAACTTTGCGATTGATGATTTAATCGAAGAGGCTTATGAAAGAATTGGTATACAAGGAACAGCTGGCTATCAATTAAGAAATGCCAGAAGATCTTTAAATCTTTTATTATCGGAATGGGGTAATAGAGGAATTCATTATTGGGAAATTGGAGAAACCAATATTGATTTAATTGAAGGTCAAACAGAATACAAATTTTACCGTACATCAGCTGATGGAACGAGTGCAACCACTACCCCTACTAATGGAATTTATGGAATTACTGATGTTCTAGAAGCTCAATTAAGAAGCAATAGAACTCAGACTACTCAATCAGATACTCCTATGACAAAAGTAGATAGATCTACTTATGCGGGATTTTCAAACAAACTTTCCAAAGGAACTCCTAATCAATATTGGGTTCAAAGATTTATAGATCACGTAAGTATCAGTGTTTATCCAACCGCTGATTCTTCAAACGCATCTAAAGACATGCACATTTATTATATTAAAAGAATTCAAGATGTTGATGGAACTTACACAGATGCAACGGATGCACCATATAGATTTTTGCCTTGTATGGTTACAGGATTATCTTTTTATTTAGCACAAAAATATGCTCCAGATAGAATTCAAACTCAAAAATTATTATATGAGGATGAATTAGCAAGAGCATTAGCGGAGGATGGATCAGCGTCTAGTACATATATTACACCTAAGACGTATTATCCAAATATTTAATTATGCCAAAATATGCATCAGGAAAAAGAGCATTAGCTATTTCAGATAGATCTGGACTCCAATATCCATGGAGAGAAATGGTAACGGAATGGAATGGAGCATTTGTACATGTTTCAGAATATGAACCTAAACAACCACAATTAGAACCTAAACCAATTAGCGCGGATGGAGTTTCTTTACCAAAAGTAAGACCGTCTAGAACGGCACCGGCGGTGACTCGATTATTACGTGATGATCCTTTTGAAACTTATGGAGCAGGTTCTGGACTTATTAACGTTTGGTTTCCTGGTCACGGTTTAACTGATGGAGATACTTACAGAATTAGAGGTTCGATAACCACATCGCCAGGCACAGGAACTGCTTACGATCCAGTAACAGGAGTTAATGGAACTTCAGTTTTTGGATATAATGATCCTCAAAGTTTTGACGGAATTACTGGAGCAAAACTAGCCTTAGCTGCAGGTTATGCAATTACAACAGGCTTATATAGAAGCGGGGCAAGAGTGGATTCAGATTATGCAAAAGCAAATTATTTTTATTTTACTGTTAATACTGATACAGCTACACTAGGAGATAAAAACGGAGGAGGAGCCGGGTGTTCAATTGGACCCGTGACTATTGAAGCATAATGGCAGGAATATCTTACAGCACATTGGTCACACAACTTAGAAATTACACAGAAACAGATTCAAATGTTTTAAGTACTGATGTTTTAGAAAATATTATTTTAAATGCTCAATCTAGAATATGTCAAGATGTCCCAATTGATGCCGATCGACATATGCAAGATGGAAATTTAGTAACAGATAAGAATAGTATATATGCTCCATCTGGTGCAATATTTACGAGAGGTATAGAAGTATATGATTCTACTTCAGTCGCTACTGGAACTAACAGATGGCTTATCAAAAAAGACGTGACTTGGTTATCTGAATATATAGAAGATTTAACAGGAGATGGTAGTGCCGACGTAACAGGAATGCCTAAATATTATGCTATGTTTGGAGGAGCTACAGGAGACGGTTCAACGAATTCAGGTGGTTATATGCTAGCCCCTACTCCAGATTCAAATTATTACTTTAGAGTTCATTATGATAAAAGACCGGCTACTTTAGAGTCCAGTAATCAAACTAATTATATTAGTGTAAACTATCCTCAACTCCTATTATATGCATGTTTAGTGGAGGCTTATGGTTATTTAAAAGGGCCTATGGATATGTTGACATTATATGAACAAAAGTATAAAGATAGTATACAAACGTTTGCTTCTCAACAGATAGGAAGAAGACGTAGAGACGATTATACGGACGGTACGGTCAGAATTAAAATTGATTCGCCGAGTCCTTAAGGAGAAAAAAAATGGCTATAACATCAGCAGTTTGTTCAAGTTTTAAAAGTGAACTTTTAAGTGGTAAACACGACTTTGATTCTTCAGGTGGAGATACTTTTAAAATCGCTATGTTTACAAGTTCTGCATCTTTAGATGCAACTACAACAGACTACAGCACTTCAAACGAAATCACTAATTCTTCTGGAACTGCTTACACAGCAGGCGGATCAGCATTAACAAATCAAGGCGTAACTTTGTCAAGCACAACTGCTTACACAGACTTCGCAGATGTGTCTTGGACTTCAGCTTCATTCACAGCGAATGGTGCAATGATTTACAATACTACAACTGATGGCGGATCCAGCACAACAGATGCAGTTTGTATAATTGCGTTTGGTGGAGATAAAACAGTTTCTTCTGGAACTTTTACAATTCAATTTCCCGCAGCAGGAGCAACCACAGCTATTCTAAGATTAGCTTAAGGAGGTAGATCCTTATGGCTTCAATTTGGGGTGGTGATGATCCTTCAGTAGCCTGGGGTGAAAATACCTGGCAATCTAATACAGTACCAATATCCATAAGTGGTTTATCTTTTTCCACAGGTTTTAATTCATCAGTTACAGTTACAACTGAAATAAATGTTGGATGGGGATCCGATGCTTATGGTTATGAAAATTGGGGATCATCTGGTTTAGTAGTAGAAATTGATGGTCTTGACATTGGAACCGTTGAAGTTGGTGAAAATGGTTGGGGAACTATTGCATATGGAGAAAGTACTTGGGGTGAATGGAATCTTACTCCAGCAGATGTAGTTGGTTTAACAGGAGTTGAAGTTACTGCTTCTCAAGGTACTTCAAGCATCCAAGTTGATTACGTAGATACACCAAGTGGTTTATCTATTACCGCTTCTCAAGGAACGGGTTGGTCAGTTAATAATGGCGCTGACATGGTAGTTGGTGCAGGAAGCCAATCTTTTTCAGCTTCAGTAGGAGCAATAGCACCAGCCGATGTAGTTGGACTAACAGGAGTTGAATTTACTGCTTATCAAAATGCTGCTGGATGTAGTTTTATACCACAAGAACTTATTAATATTTCAGGAGTTTCATTTACAGCTTCCGTAGGGGCTATAACCCCAGATGCAATGACCGTGAGTTTTAGCGGTGTTTCTTTTAGTGGTTCGGTGGGATCTATAAGTCCTACGGATATGTCTGTAGGATTGACGAGTTTATCAATTAGTGGTAATGTAGGCGAATTATACCCGGTATATTTCAAAGATGTTGATATTGAATCTTCTGCAGGTTACGAAGATGTTGACATTGAAGGTTCCACAACGTATACAGATGTAAATATAGCGGCGTAAATTAGGAGATAAATAAATATGGCATCAACATACACACCCTTAGGTGTTGAAAAAATGGCAACTGGCGAAAATGCCGGTACATGGGGAACAAAGACTAATACAAACTTAGAGATTATAGAACAAATAGTTGGCGGATGGACTGTACAAGATATAGCAGGTGGTGCACAGACTACAACTCTTTCAGTTTCTGATGGATCAACTGGTGCAGTTCTATCTCATAGAATGATTGAATTCACAGGTTCTATTACAGGAAATCAAATCGTAACTATTCCATTAGATGTTCAAACTTTTTATTATTTAAGAAATTCAACATCAGGTGCATACACAGTACAATTTAAATATGTATCAGGATCTGGTGATTCGTTTACTTTTGGAACAACAAACAAAGGTGATGCTGTTGTATTCGCAACTGCAAATGATGGAACTAATCCAGATATAGATACCTTACCCGCTGGTGATGTTACAACAACAGGAACACAAACTTTAACAAACAAAACTTTAAC